CATTTTAGAATACTTTTTAAGATCGTTAACTTTAATCCGTTTTTTATTAAACGAAAATGTAATCTCAGGAAAGGCCATTTGCAAACTGATAAGACGATCTTCAACTAAAGAAATCGTATCGTATTCATTTAGGCTATTACACTCAAATAGTTCAAAGTCAGGAATAAATGAAACTTCAGTTCCGTTACCTGCTTTGTCTGCTACTTTTTCTTTGATTGACTCAGCACCGTTAATACACTGAACAATTTGGCATTTACCATCTCTCCATGTTTTGCCTGTAAATTTTGCAGACAAGAAATTAGTCGCCGCAGATCCTACGCCGTTCGTTCCGATGGTTACTCGCTCATCATCAAAAGACGTGCCTGCGTTAACGCGCGTCCATGCTGCTGTCGCTTGAGATATTTTACTTCATGTAGTTTCATCATAAACCAATTCATGTGGTATACCACGGCCGTTATCTGTTACGGTGATTGAGTTGTCCATTTTAATAGACACGTCAATTTTATTTGCATATTTGAAATTAGTGCGGATTGCTTCATCTATTGAGTTATCTAAGATTTCATCAATCATTTTTGATAAAGCTGGTACGTATTCAACTCTATCCCATTGGCCCATCATAAAACGTTCAATAGGTTCACGGGCGCTTGATCCCATGTACATACCAATGCGTTCACGAACGTGTTGACGAGCTGTTAAGATTTTAAATTGTTCAGACATTTTTACTCCATTTTATATATGGTACTCAAAACCAATGAGTACAATCATCGCACGGATCATCCCATTTATGCGGAATGTCGTCGTTGTCCATACAGATCCTTATTTCTGTTCCCGGTTACTCTATTTATTATAAATACCATAGATACTATACTAACTGATTCGGGACAGAATGTAAATAGGAAAATGAACATGCAAACAAATTATTTGAATCCAACATCATTTTTGGTGGTTATTGAAAGACTACCAAACGTTGAATTTACAACACAGCGAGCTATCTTACCTTCGGTTTCGATGTCTGCGGTTACAACACCTAACCCGTTGAAAAATATTTATCAAGTTCCTGACCATCTTGAGTATGCTGAACTTGACTTGAGTTTTGTCCTTAACGAAAACCTTGATAATTATATAGAAATTTTAAATTGGATGGAAGGTCTTGCAACTCCTGAAAGTTTGTCACAATTTGATCGTTTAAAGAACACAAGGGATGGCTTAAAGTCAGATATCGTCATTATAGTAACAAACAGCCACAAGAACCCAAATATAGAGTTTAGGTTTAAAGACGCGTTCCCACTTACAATTTCTCCAATCAGTTTAGATATTACACCTGGTGATGTCGTAAATCCTGAAGTAACCGTCACATTCCGTCATAACGGTTTCACAATCACTCAATTATAATTGTTGACATTCCACTGATTCTAGTGTAGAATAGCAGTATAAGCTAGAGGAGTATAGTATGAGCACTGATGATATCAGCGAGCTGTGGTCAAAAGATTCTAAAATCGATGAAACAAACCTTATGGGTGAATCAAAGCGAATTCCTGAATTGCATAGTAAGTATTATAATTTATATTATAAGGAAGCGCTAAAAGTAAAAAAGCTTCGGTATGATTATAAAGAACTTGAGATGGCAAAACGTGAATGGATTGATGGATCCATGGCAGAAGAAGATTTGCACGAACGGGGTTGGCGACCTTTTCAGAAAAAAGTTATTCGCCAAGATATGGATAAATATATACAGAGCGATAAAGACATTATCAACTTAAGTCTTAAAATAGATTATCATTCGGTACGTGCAAACTATCTCGAAGATATCGTTAAGACAATACATAGTCGCAATTTCATTATCAAAAATATAATTGATATTATGAAATTCCAAGCTGGAGAATACTAATGAAATCAGTAGCTGAACAGGCAATTCAAGCATCGATGTATGGTCATTCTGTAACGTATCCTAACAGTGAAAACATTAAGCCGCCATTAGAAAAAGAACGTATTCGCGTTGTTGAAGCGGCAACTCGAGCTGAAATTGCTAGCTATCGAGTTAAGGAAATCGAAGAGCGGATAGAAGAGATAAATATACTCAGACAGCAAGCTGCTGTTCGTTATGCACCAAATGGAGATAAAGTTCCTGTTGCATATACACAAGGTGAATTTGTAAATATTGAAGTATAGGATTATATGACTGACGTTGTAAATGTTGAACAGATTAATGCTGTTTATTTGAAAGTAACCGCAGATCCTGGAACTCGTCAAGAGATTCAGCAATTCTTTTCATTTAGACCAAATAATTATCAATTTACTCCTGCATACAAAAATCGTATGTGGGATGGTTGGATACGTCTGTATCAGCCAATGCGTCCAACTCTTTACGTAGGTTTAATGAAACACTTAGTTAAATTTTGCGAAGATAGAGGTTATGAAATTAATGCTGACGACGATCTGATACACGGCGATGATATTCCTGATGATTACGGTTATCAAATTGCAAGAGATGTAAATTGTAAGTTCGAGCCTCGAGATTATCAGAACGATTATGTTGTTAGTGCATTGAGAGACCGTAGATCATTATCGTTATCTCCAACTTCATCAGGTAAATCTTTAATCATTTATCTTATGCAACAACATTATTACGAAACATATGGTCATAGAACTTTAATTATTGTGCCTACAATTGGTCTTGTTCATCAGATGGCTGGCGACTTCGAAGACTATGGTTGTGATCCTAGTTTGATATATAAAATCCAAGGTGGTGTTGATAAGAATACTTCGGCACCTATTGTCATAAGTACTTGGCAATCATTGATTAAACAACCAAAAGATTGGTTCTCTCAATTCAAAGTAGCATTAGGAGATGAGGCTCATTTGTTTCAAGCTAAGTCTTTGCAGAAAATCATGGAAGGTTTAGACGAGTGCTATTACCGTCATGGATTTACAGGTACTCTAAAAACTGAGGAAAGCAAAACGCACCAACTTGTTCTTGAAGGTTGCTTTGGCCCAGTACGTCGCTTTGTTAATACTAAGGATTTAATTGAAAGCGGGACAGTTGCAGATTTCAACATCAAAGCAATTGTTCTTTCTCATAATAACGAAACTCGTAAAAAGTTTAAAGACGCTTTCAAACAAGTTAAAGAAACTCAGAAAAAGTACCCAGCTGAAAGAGAGTTTATTGTTAATAACGAAAAGAGAAACATATTCATTCGTAATTTGTTATGGTCTCTTAAAGGTCAAAATAACTTAGTGTTGTTTGATTTAGTTGAAAAACATGGTAAGATATTAGAGCCACTCCTTCGGAGAGACGATCGTCAACTACATTTTATATATGGCGCAACAAAAGGTGAAGAACGCGAGCGTATTCGTCATATGATTGAAAACGATCCGATTAAACAACATGACATTCTTGCATCTTATGGTGTATTCAGTACTGGCGTTAATCTTAAGAAATTGGATAACGTAATCTTTGCGTCTGGTTCTAAATCTGAAATCAAAGTACTTCAATCAATTGGACGGACTCTTCGAAAAGGTAACGATGCTGATAAAGCTACGCTGTATGATATTACTGATGACCTGTCGGTGGGATCGTTTGAAAACTATACGCTCAAACATTTCCGCAAACGTATTGAGATTTATGGTTCTGAACAATTCCCATATAAGATATATACAGTTAACATCTAATTATTATTTATAGAGACATAAGTCTATTATACACAGTATCCAGAGTATGTCAACCAATATTTTCGTAAAAAGGAAAAAAAATGTTTATAGACTTTGGTTGCGGTTACGATCTTAGTCAATTCCAACATAAGCAAACCCATTGGCCAGTTCCAAAAGATGTTCCGTATGTTGGGATAGATCGTAGGCCGATTAAACACAACGCTTCAAAAGAATTTATAGGTTTACTTGAAGCAGGATATACTCAAACGGCTAAAAACATTTGGATAAAGAAACATGAGTATTCATTTCGTTTACATGATATGTATGTGATTGATGATATCAGAAACGATATGCCTTTGATGGCAGAACAGTTCAGATGTGATTCCGTTTTAGAACATATACCCGAGGACGAAGTATTTGATACTCTTGTTGGGATCTATAATAAGATAGACGATGAAGGGTCTGGTGGGATACATATTGACCTTTCAGATCACAAGAAACAAATACCACCTACATTTGACCATTACGAAGATAATACTTGGGGTGTTGAAAACCGTGAGCATTACAAAGGATTTTTTCTCAATCGCATTAAAAAAGACCAATGGATAGAATTACTTAACGAACTTTTTGTATATGAATTGCGTGATCCAGAAGAACCATCTTTTGTATCAGCACGCAATGTTAGAAAAAAGTAGTTGACATATTAGTCTTTTTAGAATACTATATTAATATACCCACAATAAAGGAGGACACCGTCCATGGCGAAACCTCGCAAACGGAACTACGTCAACAACAAAGACCTGCTGGAAGCTTTAATCAATTACAAGAAAGCTTGCCGCGAAGCAGAAGACCAAGGCGAGATAACGCCTCGAGTGCCTGACTACATAGGTAAATGCATTTATCAAATTGCTACAAGACTCGCAACAAAACCAAACTTTAGTGGGTATTCCTACAAAGAAGATATGATATCAGACGGAATTGAAAACTGTCTTCAGTATATCAATAACTTTAATCCTGAGAAATCTCAAAACCCATTTGCATACTTTACTCAAATTATTTGGTACGCGTTCCTACGACGTATTCAAAAGGAAAAGAAGCAAATGTATATCCGGTTTAAATCTTCGCAAAGTATGATTGCAACTGGCGGAACTTATGCCGGTGATGAAGTAGTTCTTAATCTCAATACTAATGCTGATTATATGAATGCATTTGTTCAAGACTTCGAGGACAAGCTAACTAGAGATAAAGAAAAGAAAAAGTAATGAAAATAGCAATTATTACAGATATGCATCTCGGTGTACGAGGTGACTCTAAAGTATTCTTGGATCATCAAGAAAAGTTTTTCAGCAAAGTATTTTTCCCATATTTAGACGAACATGGTATTAAGACTGTACTTGACCTTGGCGATACTTTTGACCGCCGTAAGTATGTTAACTATGTTACACTCGCAAGAGCTAAGAAAATGTTCTTTGACGAATTGTCAAAACGTGACATTGAGTACCATGCAATTGTTGGAAACCATTCTGTATATTATACAAACACCAACGAAGTTAACTCGATGAACCTATTGCTTCAAGAGTATTCAAACTTCAACATTTATCAAGACAATCCAATTGAGTTGACATTTGGGTCAACTAGTGTTATTATGGTTCCATGGCTTACAAAAGATAATATGGAAGAAAGTCTTACGGTAATAAAAAACTCAACTGCAAACATTTGTATGGGCCACTTTGCTATCCAAGGTTTTGAAATGCTGAAAGGTGCGATTAACGACCACGGTTTACAAAAAGACGTGTTCACTCATTTTGAGCAAGTTTACTCAGGACACTTTCACCATCCTTCAGAGTATGGCAATATTAAGTACCTTGGCGCTCCGTATGAAATGACTTGGTCCGATTACGAAGGACGTCGTGGTTTCCGTATACTTGATACTGAAACGCGTGGATTGGAATGGATCTTAAATCCGTTTCAAATCTATCATAAGATAGACTACGACGATACCGATATGACTATTGAAGAAATTGCATCCTTGGATACTGATAATATCAAAGATGCATATATTAAAGTGATTGTGAAAGAACGTTCCAATCCATACATATATGACTTGTTCATTAATAAATTAACTGATGCAGGCGCTGCTGATGTTAAAGCTATTGAGGACAGTCTTAATTTAGAGTCAGAAGGGGTTGAAGATATCCTTGATGAAACAAAGGATACAAAAGAAATCCTACATAGTTATATTGACTCTCTTGACACAAAGGTTGATAGGAAAGATATTAAAATGTTAATTGATGATTTATATATTGAGGCACAGCAGATTGCATGAAGATTGAATTTAAAACTGTTCGTTATAAAAATTTACTATCGTCTGGTAACTCTTGGACGACAATCCCGCTTAATAATAACAGAACAACTTTAATCAGCGGTACAAATGGTAGCGGTAAGTCAACATTGTTGGACGCTATCGTTTTTGGTTTATACGGTAAAGCATTTCGTAAAATTAATAAGAACCAACTTATTAACAGTATTAATGGCCGAGACACTCTTGTTGAAATAGAGTTCCAAATTGGTCAAAACAAATATATGGTTCGCCGTGGCATTAAGCCTGTAGTCTTTGAAATATGGAAAAATGGCGAAGTCATAAATCAGGACGCTGCGTCTCGAGATTACCAATCGTATCTTGAGCAAAACATTCTCAACTTAAATTATAAATCATTTAATCAAATCGTTGTGTTAGGTAGTGCAACTTACGTTCCGTTCATGGAATTGCCTGCTCACACTCGCCGTGATATCATTGAAGATCTGTTGGATATACAAGTCTTTAGTACAATGAATACTTTGCTAAAAGATCGTGTATCAATTAATAAAGATAACATTGCCGAGACCGGTTATCAAATGGATCTTACAGAGCAAAAGCTCGATTCTGCAAAGGAGCACAACGCTTCAATCCGCAAGATCCGTGAAGATGAAGTTGAAAAAGTACGTGAAAAAATGTCAGGCCATTTGGTTAAGGTTGAAGAAGAAAAAGAAGCAATAGAACAGCTTCAAACAAATATTGAAGAACTGGTTAAAACTATTACAGATAAGCAATCAGTCAAAGCAAAGATTGACAAAGCAAAGAAATTAAAACAAGAATTAGCTATTAAACTTCGTGGCCATCACGATGAGCTTTCTTTCTATAACAATCACGATAACTGTCCTACATGTAAACAAGGTATTGAACACGATTTCAAAGAAACTATTATTACCGATAAAGGTAAAAAGATTGGCGAACTTGACGGCGGTCTTGAACAGTTATTGGAAAAGATAGCAGGATACGAAACTAGAGTCGAAGAAATATCAAATGTTGAGGATCAAATTTCTGAACTTAATTTGACTATTGGTGATCACCGTGCAACTATTAAGGTATCTATGAATGCTTTGAAATCATATAAGAATGAATTAACAAAAGCTGAAGAACAGGTTGAAGCAGTTGATACATCAAAGCTCGAAGAGTTAAGTACAAAATTAAAAGACTTTGAAATAAAACAGCAAGATCTGTTCAATCAAAAGGAAGTTATTAGCGTTGTGCAAACAATGTTGAGAGATGGCGGTATCAAAGCAAAAATCATTCGCCAATACATTCCTGTTATGAATAAACTAATCAATAAGTATCTTGGCGCGTTTGACTTGTTTGTTGACTTCCAACTTGACGAAAACTTTAATGAAGTAATTAAGTCAAGGTTCCGTGACGCGTTTTCTTACGCATCGTTCAGTGAAGGCGAAAAGCTCAGGATCACGTTGTCAATTATGTTGGCTTGGCGTTCTGTTGCGAAACTAAGAAATTCTGTTTCTACCAATTTATTGCTACTTGACGAAACGTTGGATGGTGCTCTTGACTCAGTCGGTATTGAAAATCTTATTGACACATTACATAATCTAAATGCTGATGATAACATATTTGTTATTAGCCATCGTGGCCATCAGTTTGGAGACAAGTTTGATAGTCATATTCGTTTCCAAAAAGTTAAAAACTTTAGTGAGGTTACAGCTTGACTTTGTTAAATAACTCAATGTCTACCGAAGGACTTAATGATCTTGAAACCCTCGAGACAATGTTTAAAGAATTCTTTCACAAAGAAACATACGACTGGTGGGTACCTGTCAAGGCTGGTGATATTGTAGTTGATCTTGGAGCTTGCATTGGCATGTTTACGTGTCGCGCTTTAGATTTAGGAGCTTCTAAGGTATATTCAGTAGAGCCTAGTATTGATCTGCTGTCCACAACTATGAAAAACGCGCTATCGCATTTAGTTGAACATCCTGGTTCCGTTATACCTGAGCACGCATTCATTGGAACTAAAAAAAGTCATACCTTAAACGCATTTAATGATTCTAATGCCAAGACAATGGCTTTTTCAGAATTTCTATATAAACACGTCA